GCCGGATGCGGCAGTGTGATCAATGCCATAGATGTCGGAGCTGAGATCAAGATTGATTCCAGCGAAACGACCCGATGGCGTAAGTGCCGCTACTTCTTGTGTTTCTTCTACCATGGTGTTTTATTCTCCTAGAGACCCATGTCATCAGCGAGCATCAAATCAATGTCCGCCTGGGAAGGTTGTGAGGACGGAATCGCATCGCGGTAAGTCCTAGGTGCGACGCGGACATTCTTTGAATCGAGCACGTCATCAATCTCTCCCTCGATCGCTTCAAATGAGTCAGTCCCGTCATTCTGGAACATCCTCGTTTTACGACGAGCAGAGAGAGGAAAACGTGCCGTGATTCGATACTCCAGGGGCCGTTCCATCCAGATGGTACCGGTGGATGAACCCTTAGCGGCGATCACAAAGGGATTAATCTTCTCGGGGTCATCCGAAAGCGGGTTCATTGAAACAAACATGAGGATTCCCGCTTCTGAACACGCCCAAGACCACTGAGTTACTAATTCCCAGAGTCCTGGACTGATACCGCCTGCCATTGCGGCACCACCACCTGTAGAGAAGACTGCGGTCTGGAATGAGTCGGCAACAAATATACGATGTCCTTTAGCGTACTGAGCGGCGATACCGTTCAGTATTTCGGCCCACGAAGTAGCCACAGAGTCCGGATTGCGCGAGGGTTCCGGTGCTTCACCGAAACCAAACGTAATTACTGGCTCATTGGATACTGCCGCGAACGCATTGAAGAACCTGGTCTTCCCTGACTCAGGGAGCGCTACCACTGGGTAGCAGCCCACTGCCAACTTATCGTAAGGAGGAGGGATGACAGGCACGTCAATCATCTGGGGCTCATACAGCCCCGCAGCAGGTGTAGGTGTCCTGTAGGTCCGTTCAAAGCTGTAGTCTTCTCCATCTTTGGTGACAACCACATAACCAGTACCGATACGTGAGGTATCGCCTACTGGCCTTGATTTGCCATTAATGGTTACTACTTCTTGCAAACGGACGTTAGGCACCACGAGGGGGTTCCTACGTTTATCCTTTGGGAGCAAAGCTGAATGCGTCTGCCCAGGAAGGATTACGTAGAGTTGGCTATTCTCAGCCATTGAACGCTCCTTTACAGTGTCTTGAAGAAGGGTGAAACTATCGAAGTTGTCTCATCTGGAGTAAAACCTGCTTGAAACATCGCAAGCACTTCAGGCGAAACGTCATGGGGTGAGAATTGATAGAACAATTTCTCAGGCGCCATCATAACTTGTCGGTCTATGTTTGTTAGACCTCCAAGAGGTGGTTCCTTATCGAACAAGGATATGAAGGAATCTATAGGAGGAAGCTCAGGATAAGCTTCCCTCCATGTTTTATTTAGTATCTCTCTTGCTGTGCCGTACGATGGAGCGTTCATGTAGTACAAGTTACGTTCTCGCCAACCCAGAGCCCAGTACTTCCTGCCTGGATGAGTAGTTCCACGTTCGGGAACGAACCAGTTTAGGAACATTGAGGCTACATTAGGCGCAACTTCAACTTCACCACGTTCAGTCCGGTATACAACATTACCTAAGAACGAGATACCCTCTTCTCGCTCTACCTTCATATAGGGCGAGTAAAGGTCATCCTCGACAAGATCGCGAATTAGCTGATTACCAGTGGGTGAGTCGTTCAACAGCACAAGACAGTCATCAGACATGTTGAGTAACGCGTAAGCGTCATGCTCACCCCTGAGTATTCGATCGATCCCTACTTCGAGAACATCTTGATAATAGTCATCAAGGATACATAGGTAGGTCGCCACCATCACGAATTTACCACAATCCGGGTTGGGAGCGATACCGCTTGGCAAGCCATACCATACATCTTTGTACGACTCAGGGAGCATAGGATCCTTAGTCCAGAAGTGATTGTCACCATCTGTGTAAGGATCGGGAACATGACAAGGTGCTGTAAAAGCCAACATCATCATGTCCATGAAGTCCGGCTCGAGGTGCTCAGCTAGTGCGTCGAACATATAATCTAGCTGCCACTTCGCGACCGTCTGGTCCATTCTTGATACGTCAAAACCCATCACGTGAGGATACCGTTTGATCTTCCTCTTAATGTGTTCAGCGCCCTGATGCTTCCAAGTGAATTCATACTTATCAAGATAGACCTTTCGAAATCTGGACATCACTGCCGCCATTGCATAGTTCAATGATCCAGAAAAGCCATACACTGTACGGATACGTTGTGCAAAATGACCTTCACGTAGTGAATCATTAATATGGACTGATTTATCGGCAACAATCTGTTGTCCTTCCTCGCCGCCAGACAATGCATACTCTTTTGTGTATACGTATCTGTCCTTAGACGAGAACTTTCCATTATCATCCTTCGTCACCGAATCTGCCTGTGCTCTAGAGCCGATTCGATAAGCAAGCATTACAGCGTGGTCAGATAGTAATGATCGAAAATCTCCCTTCTGGATTTTCTCTGATACTACTGGCCACTCCTCTGAGAGCTGTAATAGGGACGCCTTCTTTGCCATGATATTAGTGACAAATGTAGGGGGTCCCATCGACGAACGAATCGCAATTGATACTGACGCGTCTTCGTGCTCGCCAAACATGACTTGGGCCAGCCGTTTGTAGATAGCGTCATGTCTCACGGAAACTGGACCTGCCTTAAGGCCCAGCTCTTTCCTGAGATTCGCATTGTCTAGAAGAGGCACAATAACCGGATTCATTGGATATCCGGCGACGGTCCTAAGCGCATAGAAATTAGATACCACGCCATTAGATCCACCGAAACCCTCTTCGTCAGTTGACGCCGGTAACTCATCAGTAAGACGATCAGCCATGACTTCCATCATCCGCATGTAGCCTGCATCGAAAGAGTCAATCTGATCGGAATTGTAATCACCTACGATGGTTACTGGTTTACGAGTATAGTATGGCTGTGCGATTCGTTGTTTTACCGCATTTGGTATGAATCGTAAATCAGCCATTATCTTCTTCATCTCCTACGTCGCCGTATCCCGCGTCTTCCAAAACTTCGGGACGGACATCAGGAGGTGATTCGAGTTCTACTTTAGCTAGGTCCTTCTGCCTAGTGACATTACGAGCCTTTGCTTCTCTCTCGACGTAGTCAAGATCGAAAGTTTCCATCTGTGAAATGTAGCGAGACCACATGAAATCGACTTCATCTGACTTCGGGTCGATCAACTTGTAGTCAGCTGGAGGTGCGATCTGCACATCCATCAGAAATTCAAGTTGTTCGCCACTTACCTTCCAGATCATTACTGGCTCTTCAGAGTTCAACACCTCTGAGCACTCAAGCCAGAAATCATCTTTCTCGAGCCTTGGCAAAGCCAACCTGGGCGGTAGTTCAATGCCAGCCGGAAATAGATAGATTTCCATCAGTGCACTCCTATGAGTTAAGTTGTTTGTTCTGTTTCTTAATCACTTTCTCTTTGCGAACGACTTCCATCATCGCGCCTCCCGTGATCAACAGGATAGCGGAGGCGATAGCGCCAGAGATGACAGAAGAGGTGGGTTCGCCTGAAGTGGCTGCAGTAATAGTTTTGCCGATAGATTCGACAGCAACTACCATCTTCTGCTTTTGTGCGTCGACCTCTTCATACGCCACCTTAAGATCGCGATTATAAGTTTCAACCGCTCTATCAAGTACTTCAGCATCGTCTTCAAACTCGGCTTTCAAGTCCGCCAGCATAGCGGATTTCATGTTCGCAGTAAGTGAAGTGTCTGAACTAATCTTGACGACTTCATCCTCGTACTTCTTCTGAGCCAACTCAACTTGCCTTGCGAGCGCTTCTTCATAAGCTTCCGCTGTTGAGGAGATCTCAGTTTCAGTCATCTCTTGTCCCTGGAATCGAGCTGTAGGTGTGCATGCAAACACGCTACCTATAAGAACGATTGCAAAGCCAATAGCAATAACTAGATACTTATTGTTCTTCCAAAGTGTTGTCATTTTCTCCTAATCTGTACTTGTGTACGAAATCAGCCAAATGCTTAGCCAATTCAGTGTGAATTTCCGTCGATACTTCCATTGGAGTCAGAGTCCGTTCAGTGACTATTGTACGAACCTCCTTTCTTGTTGGTATAAAAGTCATCTGATACGCTACCGCTGATCCAAAACCGATAGCTACTCCTATGAGAATCGAGCCCATTGTACTTCTCGTTGACAAAAGTTCTCCTTATACTAGGGTATGGATAAAAGTGATTATGACTTGAACGATCCCGCTTTAGCTAGATGGTACTAGGGCACGCGAAACCGGTTGTTGGGAGCGTTCCTTGCCATGGGTTAACAAGATGCCGCTACTCTGCAACGTGTGTTACAGGGGTCCAGCATGTCACATCCCTTTG